AAACAAATAGAAGAGAATCCGCGCAAAATAAAATAAACTTTTTATAAAAAAATATGTTATAATATAATTAGAAAAGGAGAGATTGCCCGATGCAGAAAAGATTCGAGCCGCATTCTCATACGCATTATAGTAACTTTAGAATTATTGATAGTATCAATAAACCAAAGGATTTAATTAATCGTGCTATCGAATTAGGGCTTGCGGGAATTGCGATTACAGATCATGAAACAGTCGCAGCTGCGCCAGAAATTAATCTATTTGCACAAGAAATCCAAAAGGTAAAGCCAGATTTTAAAGTCGCTATTGGTAATGAAATATATTTGACAAATACACGAGATAAAGGGATAAAATATTATCACTTTATTTTGATTTGCAAAGATAAAATTGGTTGGAGAATGATGAGAGAATTATCTTCAACCTCTTGGATGCAGAGTTATATGGATCGAGGATTAGAGAGAGTTCCAACTCTGTATTCAGAATTAGAAAATATAATTAATAAGCATGGCAAGGGCCATCTAATTGCGACCAGTGCTTGTATTGGTGGTTTTCTTTCAAGCACAATTTTAGAGTTGGTGCGAGCTGAGAATAGAAATGAATCTCCAGATAAAATTCATTCTTTAAAGAAAGAAATCAACGATTTTATGCTTTATATGAATGAATTATTTGGCGATGATTTTTATTGTGAGATCGCTCCAGGTACTTCGCCTGACCAGTTAGCCGTAAATAACAGAATGTCTTCTATTGCCAAGGCATATAAAAAGAAAATTGTTATTGGCACAGACGCACATTATCTTAAAAAAGAAGATAGATATGTACATAAAGCATATCTTAATTCCAAAGATGGCGAACGTGAAATTGATTCATTCTATGAATTTGCCTATCTTCAGTCTGAAGAAGAAATTATTGAGCATTTGGCGCAAACAAATCTTAACTATGAAGAACTTTGTGCTAATTCGCTGGATATTTATAATAAGATTGAAAACTTTTCAATTCAGCATAAACAGCAAATTCCAAGAGTAAAAGTTAAAGATTATCCTAAACCTGTTAGCAGACAAGGAGATTTCTTTGAAAATAATTATCCTACTCTTTCATCTATGTATATTTCTGATGATATTTATGAAAGATATTGGGTAAATACATGTATTAAGAAGTTAAACGAACTTAATAAAAATACTCCTACATATCTTGCGCGCCTTGAGGAAGAAGCAGATATTAAAAGAACCATTGGTGAAAAACTTGAAACTAATATGTTCTGTTATCCTGTAACCCTTCAACATTATATCAATATGTTCTGGGATTGCGGCAGCATGGTTGGCGCAGGTCGTGGTTCATCTTGTTCAGGATTGAATCATTACCTTTTAGGTGTTACACAGCTTGACCCAATTCAATGGAATCTTCCATTCTTCCGTTATCTCAATAAAGAACGTATTGAGTTAGGAGATATTGATATTGACCTATGTCCTTCTAAACGTCCAATGATTATTGAGAAGATTAAAGAAGAGCGTGGTCAGAATTTTAATGCTGATGTTGATGATTTGGCACGTCGAAATCTTGGATGCACCCTTATCGCCACTTACGGCACAGAATCAACTAAAAGCGCAATTCTTACAGCTTGTAGAGGTTATCGTTCTGAAGATTTCCCTAATGGAATTGATGTTGATCAAGCACAGTATCTTTCTTCTCTTGTGCCTTCTGAACGAGGCTTTATTTGGCCTCTCGAAGATGTTATGTATGGCAACGTTGAGAAAGAAAGACAGCCTATTATTCAATTTATAAATGAAGTTGAAAACTATCCAGGTTTAATTGATATTATGCTTGGTATTCAGGGCCTTATTAAACAAAGAGGTTCTCACGCTTCTGGTGTTATCTTCTTTGACGAAGACCCATATGAATTTGGCGCCTTTATGAAAACACCAGGAGGAGATGTAATTACACAGTTTGATCTCCATATGTGCGAATCTATGGGCATGACTAAATTTGACTTCCTTGTTACTGATGTGCAAGATAAACTTGTCGAAACAATTAGATTGCTCCAAGAAAATGGAGAGATTGAATCTGATTTAACTTTACGCCAAGTATATGATAAATACTTCCACCCAGAGGTTCTTCCTCTTGATGACAAGAAAGCTTGGGATGCCATTGAAAACGGAACTGTAATTAATATTTTCCAGTTCGATTCTATGGTTGGCGCACAGGCCGCAAAGAAAATCCAACCAAAAACTATTCTTGAGTTGGCAGACGCAAACGGCCTCATGCGACTCATGACTGCCGAAAAAGGTGCTGAAACGCCGATGGATAAATATGTTCGCTATAAAAAGGACATTAGTCTTTGGTACGATGAAATGCGTAAAGCTGGATTAAGCCCAGAAGAACAGAAAACACTTGAACCATACTTCTTATCTTCTTATGGAGTTCCACCAAGCCAGGAGCAGTTAATGACTATGCTTATGGATCCCAATATTTGCGGATTTACTCTTGGTGAAGCCAACTCTGCACGTAAGATCGTTGGTAAGAAACAAATGTCTAAGATTCCTGAGTTACGCGAAAAGGTTTATAAGCAAGCGAAGAGTGAAGCACTGGGACGCTATGTATGGCAATATGGTGCTGGCCCGCAGATGGGTTATTCATTCTCCATTATTCATGCATTAGCATATTCATTCATCGGTTTCCAAACCGCATATATTGGCACGCATTTTAATCCGATTTATTGGAACACTGCTTGTCTTACTGTAAATAGTGGTTCTGTTGGTGGTGGTTCTACTAACTACGTTAAAATGGCTAAGGCATTAGGCGATATTATGAATGAGGGTATTAAAGTTAGCCTTGTTGATATTAATCGTTCTGCTCTTGGATTTGAACCAGATATTGAGAACAATCAGATTCTATTCGGCTTAAAGAGTATGCTTAACGTTGGCGACGATGTTATTGATGCTGCAATAGCAAATCGTCCATATAAATCACCCAAAGAGTTTTTGATGAAAGTTCATCCAAATAAACAAGCAATGATCAGTCTTATTAAGGGCGGCGCCTTTGATAATATGATGGATCGTAAAGAACTCATGGCTTGGTATATTTGGGAAACCTGCGATAAAAAGCAGAGATTAACGCTTCAAAATATGAACAGTCTTATTAAGTATAAGATTCTTCCAGAAGATAATCCTAGTATTAAAAAGGCTCGTAGTGTATATGAATTTACACGCTACTTAAAAAAGATTTGCGCCACACCGCAGAAAACAGTTTATCGACTCACAGATCGTGCGATAAATTTCCTCACAAAAATTGAAAGAGAAGATTTAATTGAAAATGATTTAACTCTTGATGCAAAAAAGTGGGACAAAGTTTATCAGACATATATGGATACACTTCGTTCTTGGATTACCGCAAACAAAGATATAGCATTGCAAAATTTAAATGATATTATCTTTAAAGACGATTGGGAAAAATATGCGTCAGGTACGCTTTCTGCTTGGGAAATGGAAGTATTGTGCTTCTACTATCATGAGCATGAATTAGCACATTTAAATATGAAGAAGTATGGTTATCAAAACTTCAATGATATTCCAGAAGAACCAGTAGTAGTTGAAACTTATAGAACTAAAACTGGTCATACCATTAATAGATTTCAGCTTGCGCGCATTTGCGGCACATGCATTGCTAAAGATAAGGTGCGTTCAACAGTAACTCTATTAACCACTAATGGGGTTGTGGATGTTAAATTTAGAAAAGAATATTTTGCTTTATTTGACAAACAGATTTCTGCTCTTGGCAGTGACGGTGTTAAACATGTTATTGAAAAGAGCTGGTTTAATAGAGGAAATATGATTGTTGTTCAGGGAATCAGAAATGGTGATACATTCATTCCTCGTAAATATAGTAATAGTCAAGGACATCAATTATATAAAATAGCTGAAATCTTCCCTAATGGAGATATTACATTACAAACGACAAGAGCGCAAGGAGAATATGACGAAGATGATTAGAGTATATGCGATTATCGGCAAAGCTGGCAGCGGAAAAGATTACATTTTAAAAAAGGTTTTAAAAAATATAGACGCTCATGGTATTGTATCTTGCACTTCTCGCCCTCCTCGTGAGGGCGAGGTTGAGGGCAAGGATTATCATTTTGTCTCGCCTGAATATTTTAAGAACAATCATGATAAATTCCTTGAATATCAATCATTTAATGGATGGTGGTATGGTACTCGATATGAAGATTTAAGTGAAGAAAAAATTAATATTGGTGTATTTAATCCGGACGGATTATATGACCTTATAGAAAGCGAAGTAGATAGAGTACGTGTTATTTATCTATTGGCCAATGATAAAGTTCGTTTAATTCGTCAATTACAAAGAGAAGAAAATCCCGATATTAAAGAAATTTTCCGAAGATATGAGACTGATGAAGCAGATTTTGCAGGAATTCATTATAGCTTACAGATGCTACCGCCAGAAGATCGTTTCTGTGTGGATAACTCACAAAATGGAATTGAAACTGTTTATGAAATAGTTCAATTTATTAAAGAGGCCGAAAAAAGAGAATATATCAAAAATGAAAATTAAATAATACTGAATCGCTACGATTCCTAGAAATATTTTAACTACTTAGGAGGAAAACGAAATGTTATTTATTGAAAAACGAGACGGTACTATTCAAGGCTTTAACCCAATGAAAATTGAGCAGGCAATCTTGTCTGCTTTCTTAGATGTTGATGGAGAAGTCACAGAGTACGCAGAACAAAAAGCAAAGAATATCGCAGATTATGTAGAAGACAAAGTTAAGGCATCTGAAAAAACATTGAATGTAGAAGATATTCAAGATTTGGTTGAAAATGGCTTAATGAGTTGTCGCCGCAAAGACGTTGCACGTTCCTATATGCACTATCGCTACGAGCGTCAGCGTGTGCGCGAACACAACACAACCTTCATGAAAGAAGTTGCTAGAAAACTTGATGCAAGCGATGTTCAGAATCAAAACGCTAATGTTGATGAACATTCTTTTGGAGGACGAGTAGGAGAAGCCAGTAGAGCATTAACTAAAAAATTTGCGCTTGATTATTGCATGTCTGAAATGTCTCGCAACAACCACTTAAACAATGAAATTTATATTCACGATTTAGATTCATATGCTGTTGGAATGCATAATTGTTTAACTATTCCATTTGACAAGTTATTAGCAGAAGGATTTAATACTCGTCAGAGTGATGTGCGCCCAGCTAATTCTGTAAATACTGCTTTCCAGTTGGTTGCCGTAATTTTCCAGCTTCAGTCTTTACAGCAATTTGGAGGCGTTAGTGCAAGTCATATTGACTGGACAATGGTTCCTTATGTTAGAAAAAGTTTCTATAAACACTTTAAAGATGGAGTGCATTATATCGAAGGAAAAATAATTGATGCTCTTTCTGATGATGTAGATGCTAAAGATATAGCCATTGATGGTGATTTCTATAAAGACTTAAATTGTCCAAATGCTTATGACTATGCTATGGATATGACATGGCGTGAAATTCATCAAGCAGTTGAAGGTATGTACCATAATTTAAATACTCTTCAATCGCGTAGTGGAAATCAGCTCCCATTCACATCTATTAACTATGGTACATGCACTCTTCTAGAAGGAAGAATGGTTACTGAAGAAATTCTCAATGTTTCTATTGAAGGTCTTGGTAGATTACATAAAACTTCAATTTTCCCTTGTGGTATCTTCCAATGCATGAAAGGTGTAAATCGTAAGCCAGGAGAGCCTAATTATGATTTATTCCAGCTTGCACTTAAATCAACTGCGCAGAGATTATATCCAAACTATGTTAATGTAGATTGGAGTACAAACGCAGGTTATGATAGAAATGACCCTAATACATACGTATCCACAATGGGTTGCCGCACATATAATGGTGCTGATATTAATGCAGAACCTGGAACAAATCCGCAAACAAAGGATGGCCGTGGAAATCTTGCTCCTGTAACAATTATTTTGCCAACTCTTGCTATGATGACAAAAGAGAAGATTGAAACATACGCTAAATTATCTAATAGTGAAGAATCTGCATATGATATTGTTGAAGAGTTTTTGGATTTATTAGATATTAAACTTCATGAAGCAAGAGATATGCTTAAAGAGCGTTATGAATGGATGTGCGCGCAATCTCCAGATTCAGCTAAGTTCATGTATGAAAATGGCACAATGCTTGGCTATCATCCAGAAGAAGGCATTAGAAGTGCGCTCAAACATGGCACACTTGTAATTGGTCAGCTTGGTCTTGCAGAAACACTTCAGATTCTTATTGGCTGTGATCATACTGATCCAAGAGGTATGGAAGTAGCTAAACGCATTGAACAATTATTTAAGGATCGTTGTGCAGAATTTAAACAAGAAGAACATTTAAACTTTGGTGTTTATTACACACCTGCTGAGAACCTTTGCTACACAGCAATGCAGAAGTTCAAGGAAAAATATGGAGTTATTCGAGATGTTTCTGAAAATGAATTCTTCACAAATAGTATTCATGTTCCAGTTTGGGTCGATATGGATCCATTTACAAAAATTGATATTGAATCTCAATTAACTGGATATTCAAATGCTGGATGCATTACATATGTTGAATTGGAATCAAGTGCCAAGAATAACTTGGAAGCACTTGAAACTATTGTAAATTATGCGATGGATAAAGATATTCCATATTTTGCAATCAATGTACCAAATGATACATGTTTAGATTGCGGATATACAGATGATATGAATGATACCTGTCCTATGTGCGGAGGACACAATATTCAGCGTCTTCGTCGAGTAACAGGTTATCTAACAGGAAACTATACAACCGCATTTAACAAAGGAAAACAACAGGAAGTAGAAATGCGCTTTAAGCATTCAAAAGATATTGATAGTTGGAAACGATAATGAGAAAATATGCTGGATTAATAAAAAATGATATAGCAAATGGAGAAGGCGTATGCGTGTCTTATTGGGTACAGGGCTGTCCTCATCATTGCCCAGGATGTCATAATCCAGAAACTTGGGATTTTGATGGCGGATTAGAACAACCTTGGGACCTATTAAAACAAGTCAAAGAAGCTATTCGCGCAAACGGTATTCAACGCAATTTTAGTATATTAGGTGGAGAACCTCTTTGTCCAGAAAATATTTATCAAACTGAAACTATAGTATGTTATATTAGAGATATGTTTCCGGATATTAAAATATTTCTTTGGACTGGATATACGTTAGAAGAATTAAAAGAATATTCCTTTGCCAGAGAAGCTAGAGCAATTCTTGATAAAATAGATGTTCTTATAGATGGTCCGTATATAGAAGAACAAAGAGATATTACTCTTAAATTAAGAGGTAGTAGAAATCAAAAAATAAGGAAAAAAGGAATAGACTTTTAATGATTGATAGTAAAATGTTTAAAAAAGCAATTCTAGCTGGTATTATGATTGGCCTTGGCGTTGCAGCTAAGACATTGGTAGAAAATCCATATTTAGGGGCTTTCTTATTTAGTTTAGGTTTATTAGCTGTCTTTGAATTACAATTAAATCTATACACTGGAAAAGTTGGATTTTCAACCTTTTCACCAAAAACATTAACCATAATTTATATTGGAAATGCTATTGGAATGTTAATTACGATATTCTTATTTAGCACTAATCCAAATTATGTTTCTACTTTACAGCAAGCTTCAATAGCTAAATTTGCCAAACCCTGGTATCAAATGTTGGCGATGGGAACAGTGTGCGGAATGTTAATCCATACCGCAACCCGAGCAAAGACAAGTAAAATAATTACTATACTTTGCATTATGGTATTTATCTTAGTCGGTGCAGAACACTGTATCGCTGATATGGCAAACTTATGGTACGCTCCTGGATTAATTCCACTTGGTAAATTTTGCCTCGTAATAATTGGTAATATTTTAGGAGCTAAATTGGTAGAATTTTTATTGAATTAAAAGGAGAGAGATAGGTTTTTATGGAAAACTTTACTTGTTATATTGACCCATACTCTACCAAACAAATGATTAGAAATAATTTTTCAAACGAGGAGTATTGGGTTCCTTTTGACGAACTTCCTGTTTATATGCATGGACTTTGCGAAAAAACAGGATATAAAAAAATCTTCATTGAAGGTTCTTATTTTGAATCTTTAGAACTTATTTATAAGTTCAAAACAATGTATCAAAACTCAAACATTGTATTAGAAGCAATTTAAGGCAAGAATTTTTAATTCTTGCCTTTTTTTATTTTTTATGATATAATAAATATATGAAAAGTAATACAGAACAAATCAGAGAAGTAATGAATCAGAAAATGAATAATAGGCTTATGACTCCAATTAGAAGAGAAAAATTAGCCACTATTTTGTCGTTGTTTAATAAAGCACTAGAGATTCCAAAAGGTTGCAATACAAGTATGAGTCTCATGACAGACCAAATAAATCAGAAACAAATAGTGCAATTTACTTTTGAAATTCCGCTAGATAATGTAATTCCTCTAATTCAGAAATGGAATGGTTGGAAAAACGCATATAAGTACCGCAGGAGATAATATATGCTAAGAGTTAAGGATATTAAAACTTTAAGGAAACTTAAAGAAAATAATAAGATTAATGAACTGGCCTTGGTTGAAGATACCAGGGTTATGTACAAATGGGATGGAAGTAACTGGCAAAGTTATGTATCTCCAAAAGGAGTTAATACTACATTATATGAAATCAATCAGGCTGCAATTACAGGTCTTCCAGAATGCTCTGAAGAAGAACTTAGTGCCAAGACTGATGAATTTACTAAGTGGCGTGAAGAGACAAACAAGCAATATTATATGCTTTTAAGTAATGATGAACGTTATTACACAATGTTTGTCACTAGACAATATCATAAATTGCCATTTGGTGTAGAAGTTATGGATTGTTTAAAGAGTAGAGGTCAGGTTAAATCAATCGAATTATTAGATAATGGTTCGTTTGAATGCTGGATTACTCATGATAACGATTCTCATGTATATTATCTGTTCCCATATGAAGAAGGAGTAATAGAATGTCAGTAATTTATTGTAAAGTAGATCTCTTTGCATATGACCAAATGGTTTATGTAAAAGATGGTGATTCTGGCTTGAGAGTTGTGGCAAAAATTCCCATGGAAAATCTTGCAAATTTTTTAGCCAGATATAGTAATGAAAATAATATTGACGAAATTCATCTTGTAGGTTATCCTGAATTTTCTGTTGATATTAAAAATCAAATTATAGATATTAATAAGACAAAGTTTAGTAATAGAATATTGAATATTTATATGGATAAGAAAGGGCCTAATAATGAGTAAATTTTTAGTAAGTACAGTTGAAACATATCGAGTAGATACAGATGATGAAGCTAAAAAGCTAATCGAAGATGCGAAGTCTTCTTCAATGTTCGAACTTGGAAAATATAGTTCTGAATATAAAGAAAAGACTTCTAAGGGTGAAGTTGTTGATTCCTACTTTAAGGTTCAGCTTACAAAGAATTTTAACGATATTAAAGAACCAAGTCAGCATATTAAAGTTGATTATGATGTAGATTATGATATTTAAGGAGAATATAAATGGCTAAATTTGAAGTAGTAAAGAGATTAAGCGATGGAGATAAGGTTGGGGCAACAATTCCAACTCGCGCAACTGCTAATTCAGCAGGATATGATTTCATGGTTTCAGACCAGATTTTAGTTCCATCATATTGGAATTTAATGGAAGATTTAGAGGATTTCACGGCTAAGAGAATTCCGTACGGTTTAGATAGTTTAAAGAATATCACAAAACAGACAGGCTTGAAACCAACATTAGTTCCTACTGGAATTAAATGCAAGCTCGATCCAGATGAATATCTACAGATTTCCGTGCGTAGTTCTACTCCATTAAATAATTGGCTTATTTTAGCTAATGGAGTCGGAATTATTGATGCAGATTATTATGGAAATGAATCCAATGATGGAGAAATTTTCTTCCAGATTATTAATCTTTCTCCAGTAGATATTATTCTCCAGCCAGGAGATAAGATTGGACAGGGCATTATCATGAAGTATAATACTACTGAAGATGATGCGGCAAGTGGTACTCGTACAGGCGGTTTCGGCAGCACAGGTAACTAATATGACATTAGATGAATTTCTTGCGAAGAGAGTAAGAAAAACAGATTATCTTACAGATCAAGATAATGAATATATTAAAATCACCAATGGTTTAACTCAGATATTATTAACTCATGGAGATAATGAACAGATTAAAAATATCGTTGGTGAAGTACATTTATATGTAGATAAATATGCCTACCCTGCTGGCCTTGCCCAAAGAGTTTGGGCATATGACGATGCAGTAGAGGAGGCAGTAATGGAATATGACCAGAATTTTAGCACTAGATCAGGCAAGTAGAGTGTCTGGATGATCAATCTTCATTGATGGGGAGCTTAAAGATTGAGGACATCTAACTACCGAACAGGACGATATTGGAGATAGATTAGTAGCAATTCGCGCATTTATGATTCAAAAATTTACAGAATGAAATATAGATACTGTGGCTTTTGAAGATATACAAATGCAATCAACCGTTGGAAACAACGTTCATACTTTCAAAACATTGGCAAATGTTTATGGTGTAGTTTATGAGACTGCTGTAGAGTTAAATAAGAAAGTAATCATTATCCCTTCTGTAACTTGAAAATCAAAATTACAGATAAAAGGAAAACGTCGTCCAGAACAAAAAAAGAACGCGCAGCTATGGGTCCAAGAGACATATAACATAAAAGCAACTCAAGATGAATGTGATGCTATATGCATTGGTACTTGCGCGCAAACAGAAGATAAATTAATTAAGGAAGAGGGTTATGATTGGTCGAATTAAGTAAGACTAATTATAACCTTCTTTAGTATATTCGACAAACTTTGAAAGAGGGAAAGGGAGGACGCAATTATGACAATATCAGCAGATGCCTTATTAACCTATATTCTTGTTGCCGTTGGAGGATTCCTTATAAAATCAATCTTGGACCAATTGGCAAAGAAGGGCCAGGAGACGCAACAAAAAGCAGCCTCCTTTGACAAGGCAGAAATGGCCGAATTTATTAAGGCCACAATGATGGACCATATGAATTATTTCCAAAAGAAGTATAATGAAGCAGTTGAACATCTCGAACATGTTGAAAGAGATTTTCTTACTTTGCGCGAACAGAATCTTGCTTTTTATAAATATCAATTAATTAATACTTGTAAAAAGTATATCGCTCAAGGTGAAATAACTCAATATCAATTTGATAGACTCGCAGAACTACATAAAATTTATAATTCATTAGGTGGCAATAGCCAAGGTGACTTATATTATCAAAAAGCAACCAGATTGCCAATCGTTAAAGAACATGATCGATTAGAGATAAATCATGGTGATGATGAACTTTATGTAACAGCAGAAGATTTAGAAGGTCATCGTCATAGAGATATAGGATATGATGCTCTTCAATATGATGAAGATAATAATTAAAAAATAAAAAGGGAGTAACCTTAATTGGTTACTCCCTTTATTTTTTTTAATGTGGTAAAATTTCTGAATATATTCAATTTGTTTTTTCCATAATTAAGTATGTTGAATTATCAATAAAATTTTTTATTTTTTCTTTATCTTTTAAAGAATATCTCTCCCAATACTTTTTAATCGGATTATAGTCGTGTATGATAAAAAAGCTTGCATTAAAAATTTTAAAATTAAAATTTTGGAAAAAATCATTAAGAATTTTTTCATCAGTATCAAAATTTGGTGCTATTTGAAAAAAGTATTCTTTTAATTTTAAAGAAGGTTTTACTAAAAAAGCACCTCCTCAAATATATCCACGACTATAAGAAGTTTCTATATCTGGAATTATAGAAAATATTGGAAGATCATAATTGAATAAAAAATCTAAATTATAAATAACAATACAATCAGCATCAAGAAAAAATATTTTTTCATATTCACTTAAACCAAAAATATATAGCTTATTTATACAAGTTTTATATCTATGGTCATTTGAGATATTCTGAAAAACTTGTTTTTCTACTAATTTAATAATAATATTTTCTTGTTTTAATAAATTTAAATTTTTTTGAGAAATATCATTTGTTACTATTGTGACTAGCGGATATTTACAATTATTTTTTTCTAAACTATATTTTAATCCAAGGACTCCTCAAATATAATCATCAGAACTTAACAATGTAACATAAGCATATTTCATAAAACACCTCAATAATAGCAGGGGTAGTAGGATTCGAACCCACATATATGGTGTTGAAGACCACTGTCCTACCGTTGAACGATACCCCTATAAGAAGGTAGAGAAATCTCTACCTACTAAGCTTTAGTAACAGTTAATTTTGCTACTTCTGGTTCTTTTTTATACAAATTAATGTAAAGAAGTCCATCCTCTACACTATATGTGACGTTTTTAAACATATCAGCTTTAATATCAAATTTAGATTTAACTTTATAATCATAGTTCAATACGTCATTGTGAGTTACACCTTCAATGACAAGCTGATCTCTTCCGTCTTCATTTACAATATCAACTTTAATATCTTTCTCTTTAACACCCACGATATTATGAACCAATACAACTCTATCTTCTAAAGTTTTAATTTTATACGGTGACATATCATGGACAGAGCGACTAAAAGTATATGCTGGCTTATCCCAGTTAAAAAAAGAATCATAATCAAAAATCATAATAAAAATACCTCCAAAAAATAAAATCTAAAAAGTTTCTAAAACGAGACCGTGAGCAAATTCGTTATATACAGTTCTATATCTGTAATATTCACCAACTTCCTCTTCATCTCTAATAACAATATGTAAAGAGAACTCTTCTGGATAAATAAATCTAAATAGAAAATTCTCTACCTTTTTTAATTCATCATGTGTATCAACGTATAATACCATATCAGTTCTCCTTACATTGTTATTATACTAAATTTTTTCTCCAAAAGTCAAGAAAATTTTAACGATTAGCAACTTTTACGTCTTCTTGTTCAATCTCGTCTTTTGGTTCCTGAAGCTCGTTTTCTTGTGCTACAGCTTCTTCAACTTTTTCCTTAGATGCGAATAAGAAATCATCCTTAACATCTTCTGGTTTTGTTGGATTGTTTGCACGCCAGCTACTTAATTGCTTATAGAACTCAAAGAAGTAGTTAGAGCCTCTACACATAACAAGTGCAGTACATACGATTCCAATAATAGGATATTTTTCAGATAATCCCATGAATTGGAATAAGTTCAAATCACTATTGTAGCAAAGAATTAACGCAACAACAAAAGCAAAGACAATTTGCCATTGAATACGATGTTCTTTAGCAATAGTATTACCATAAGTGATAAATGCTTCAATAAACATAGCAACAACTGCTAATGCTGTGAAATTATTAATCATATCCTTTTCCTCCTTATTCTAATATAATATTATCTTTAGAAACAACGCCAATAATTGCATTATCTGTACCAAATACTACTCTATTTTCAGAAATTTCTTTTACTTTATATACTGTTAAATAGACTGATTTGATATAAGTAGTTCCTGTATTTAAATCTTTAGCATTATTTTTAATACGGATTTTATCTCCTGCTCTTAAATAAGCGTTAATAACTCTTATATTAACGATAGTTTGAACTGCTATATATCTATTTCCAAGAGCTTCTTTTCGTGCATCCCCAGAACCAAATTTTCCGTCAAGAACCATATCTGCCAACTCTTCGTCAGAATATTTATCTAAAGGATTTACTGGTGTTTCATCTTTTGGTTCTTGTGAAGTAGATTCATCATCTTTAATAAATAACATAATACCATTTTTAACTTGACGAGTAGTATTGATTGTATATTCACCTTCAATTCTTTGGAATACACTTCCACCACCATCAAAGCAAATAGCATTAATCATATTTTTAGACACGGTTATACATAAATTATAAAGCTCTTTTCCAGTAAGACCAGTAGAACCAGTATCTCCAACAAAACAAATAGAATAATAGTAATCTTCATCTTCCGCAAGGATAGAACGCCCACTTTTTACAGTAAATCCTCCATTGCGGTTAATAGAACTTCCCATAGCATTTTGTTTTCCTTCATAAATAATTCCAAAAATGCCCGTTACTGCTCCATAATATCTAGAATAAGTTTCAACAATTTCTTTTTGTGGCGCAAATACAATTCCACCAGTATATGGAAATCCAATAGCCATAACACTATTAAATTTAGAAACTGCATCCATATAAAAATCTTGATTATTTATACCCTTAGAAATCTCAATGCCTTCTGCATAAGTGGCGCCATTCCATGAATAGAATGTTGAACCATTTTGCGCGCAAGCTTCTTGATAACCGGCATTAAGTAAATCCTTATCAGAGAATCCTGCTGGAACAGTTTTATCATATTTAACCCCATATCTATTTCCATCAACAGAACCTCTAATCTCTTGATCTTTTTTGATCTTTGCAATATGAACAGTTAATCCATTATATTGAATTGAATATTTGACAACAGGTCCAACATCAATAGAAGGCTTTTGTTCTTGCTGTTCTTTAACTAATTGATTTACAATTAATTGAACCGCTTTGTATCTATCGCCTAAAGCTTTTTTACGTTCTTCGCCTGTGCCGAACTTATTTTCAAGAACCATGTGCGCAAGCTCAAGGTCAGTATATTGTGCTAATTCATCTTCTACTGGAGCAGCTAAACTTCTTCAAGTATCAGCAGTTCCGTAGAATAAATTGCAATCAATATCTCCATTATAACTGTCTAATCTACCAACACCAGTCCATTGCCACATAATATAATTATTCCAATAATTAACCTGTGGTGCTGTTCCCGCATTAGTCATATCATAATTATAATCTTGAGACTTATCTCTATACTTAGCTACCCAAAGAGGATAACCAGCGTTTGCAACAGAACTCCAATCATAATTCTTGGTAACAGACTCACTCATATAAATCCAAGGCTTAACACCTGTTTTATTATAAACATAGTCAAGCCATGCTTTAGCATAAGCAACATTTTGTTTATTTTCAGCTTCCCAGTCCAAAGCTAGAATAGCCTTGCCAATTAATCCAGAAGGAGTAATAAACTTCAAGAAACTTTCAGCTTCAGCTTCTGGAGTGTTGTTTGCGGTTGGACGTGCAAAATGATAAAAACCGATTAACTTATCGGTTTTCTTAACCTTTTCAAGTAATGTATCGAACGCAGGGTCTTTCCAATCTACGCCTTCACTAGCTTTTAGGATTACGAAATCAGCACTGACCGCAGCCACATCCATACTTGCCTGCCAGTTACTAATATCAATACCGCGTAGTGTTCCTAATACTGGTTTAGTATCTTGCGTTTCATAATAAGGTGTATCACAATGTTTCATCGTTACTCCACCCATGCTCTTAACTTTAGAGAAACTATCACAGATAAAGCAAACATCTTCTGGTTTTAATTCATTTGGCATACGATATACATTTAAATTATAGTCTTTTGTTTTACTATAATGCAAGCCTTCTGCCACTTCAAAATGAATATGATTACCTGTTGCTTGACCTGCAGTACCTTCTTCATATATCGCTTCACCATCAGAATAAACTTTACCAATAATAGGTTTATTATACCTTAAATTACTATGAGTCATAGCTACGGTAACAATTCTATTCACTCCATCCGCGCAATGAACTGTAACTGGATTACCTTTTGCGTCAGATGCGGTGAAGAAATACGTATTACTTCCTCAAGGTCCTGCAATACATCTTCAGTAATTACCAAGAGCAAAAGCAAAATCTACTCCAGCATCAGAACCTGCTAAATCGAGTGCGCCATTTGGATGACTAAAATTACTACCAGAATGTTGAGTAATGTTAATCACCTTCATAGGTAAGCATAAATTTAACATATTTCTTCTCCTTTCTCTCTCTTGTATTTTAAAGAGTCAAAAAGGCTTTTAACATAAATTGGCCGTTTAATATTAATTATTTTAGACCTTTTTTTAAACATAATAGGTCTTGACAGAAGCGTTTTTTTTTGATAGAATTATATTGAGGTATAGACTATGAACTTAATGATAAATACTTATTGCAATTTTCATTGTCCTTATTGCTTCGCGCAAACAGAAATGAAAACAAATACAGTAAAAAATATAAATTTAGATAACTTTAAAATATATTTAGATTTTTTAAAGCAAAATAATGAAAAAAATGTTAGACTTATCGGAGGAGAGCCATCATTACATCCGCAATTTTTTGATTTATTAGATATTATAATTTCTTATGATTGTTTTTCTTCCGTGTTAGTTTTTTCTAATTTTTCATTTTCTTTTGAATTTGCTCAAAAAATTGTGGAATATAGTGATGAAATTTTTATTGAATTTTTACCAAATATTAACAATAATCCGCAATTTCTTCCTACGATAGAACGTAATTTAGACTATCTTTCTTTATGCATTCCAAATGCTGTAAGTCGTATTAGTATTAATATTTTTGATCCGCATCAAGATATGAGCTTTTGGGAAGACATTATTGCAAAATATAATATTTCTGATATTAGATGGTCAATTACTGTACCAAATATGAAATTATCTAAAGATTTTAATTTTAAACAGTATTTTCATGAATTTCAACCTATATTAAAAGAAATGCTGACTTGGGCAACCAAATATAATGTAACATTTTCTTGCGATTGTAATAATCCGCCTATTTGCGCATATGACGATGATTTCGTTGCATTTGCTATGAAGATAGACCCATCATTTTTTGGAAGTTTTGCTTGTGATGGTTCTGCCTTAGATGTTACGCCAGAATTAGATATTATTGGTTGTTTTGGATGCAACAAGTTCAAACATGCTTTATCAGAGTTTGAAACTTTTGATGAAATATTAGATTTACTTCATGCGGAAGAAGATTCTCTAAGAAAAACTCCGCCTCAAAAAGAATGCTTATCTTGTCCAAGACATGCTCGAACGGGACTTTATTGCGCCTGTCTTGGATATAGAAAGGAGAAAGAAAATGATTAAATCTCATCAAAAAGCGGTTCATACCAATGGATATAGAATAAATTATAGACATACAAATTCTGCATATCGTCAATCAGGTTATAATAATTATTCTCAGTCTGGTGCTAATAACCATAGAAATACTGGATATAATAACCATAGAAATTATAGCAACCATAGAAATAGCGGTAGTGACGATCATACCGATAGAAGAAGTTCTGGATGAACTATGAATGATGGATGATACGCAAATCATAACGACAGAGGTTATGATGACCACACAAACAATGGTGGATATACTAAAAGCGGATATAATAACCATACAAATAGTGGATATAGTAACCATAGAAATACTGGATATAATAATCACACCAACACTGCAGCAGTTAATACAACAGTAGAAACTGGAAGAACTCCAACAAACACTACCAATAAAGCACCTCAAGTATCTGGTTCAACATTTGCAAATTCTAGATATTATAACAGCAAATCTATAAAAATTATATTAACATCATTAATATATTCTGATGATAATACTAGCACAGCCACAAAATTTCGTATATATTATCAATATTGTGCTACCCAAAACGGTACTTATGGAAATTGGACCTTATTATCAGAACAGACTTCAACCTCTTATACTTGAACAGCTACTTCATTAACCGCTGGTTGGTATAAAATTGGTGTTACTGTTTATGATAATGGTAGTTGGAGTGCTATTCCTTCAGGAAATGGCTGAACTTATCATCATATTGAAAATCATGCTACCAATGCAGTTACTGCATCAAATAATGGTACTGGTTATAGTAATGTTAGACAAGATACAACCGCATACGAAACCACTTATGCCGCAGTCTCTTCTCCAATTAGAATTTATCACTATACAGCTCCTACTTGAAATACTGACTATTATACTAAACCAAATGAAGATCAGGTACAAGGAGAAGTAAATAAAGTTCTCACTGCAATGGGTCAAACTACTGTTACTTTTACAAATAGTCCAGTAGTTTCTAATTTTACCATTATTACATGGGAAGATATTCTTCAAATGCGCCAAGGAACATCAACAGCTTATAATTTAAGAACAGGAAATAACCCAAATTATTCTACTGGTGGAGGAGTAGATGAATTTATTGAAAATCAAAAAATTATTGATATTCAAGATTTACTTACATATTTAGGAACAGGAGATTAATTATGAAAATTTTTCAATATGATAAAGATATTTATAAAAATATTCGTCATGTTTTCGACAAAACAGAAGAATGCAAGATAGCTTTATCTTTTGAAGATAAAATAATTCCAGAATTTTTTAAAAAAAGATTTATTGCTAATAATTGAGATTCTAGAATTGATTTATATTATCTTTTTACAAAAATAACAAAAACTTCTGTTGAAAATTTAATTAATAATATAGATATTATAAATGGTGGTGTTATCTTTGACCTTTCTAAAGATTATCCCTTACAATATATCAATGTGATAATTCAATATTGTATTGAAAATAAATTAACTATTTATATTTTAAAATCTCCACAAGAAAATAAACAAGATAATGATTTTATTCATTATATAGGAGGTTTCAATGAAATATAGTGATTATATAGATTTTGATAATTATCTTCCAAACATTGACTTTAATCAAGTTATTGATGAAACTACAGAAGAAGGAATTCAAAATTATTACTCTTTATTAAAAAACGAATATCTACAAGTTCTTTTGGGAAAAAAGGATTCAGAAAAAACATTCCAAGGAGATTGAAACGATCATCATTGTTATAATAATTGTGAAGTTATTTGTAAAGTGACAAATTTTTGTAATCAAAACTGTATTTATTGTTTTGATAAAAAAAATCAGCAAAAACCAAGAATGGTTTTATCAAAAGAGCGCATTTTAAGATTACTTAGATTATTAAATGAAGAAGGTTATTCAAAAATCGAATGAACTTGACATGGAGGAGAGTTCTTAACAGTAGATAAACAATGATTTGATGATGTTTGTTTAGAAATGTATAAATATGCTATTAAAGAAGATATAAAATTAATTTTTAATGCACAAAGTAATGGAACTCTTTTAGATGATGAATGAAAATATCTTTTAGATAAATATAATGTTCCTATTGGAACCAGTTATGACTGAAGTGGGCAGCAATGTAGAGGATATGAATTATCTCAAGAAAAATTATCTAATTTTTATTTTATAATATCTGTAATTACTAAACAAAATGTTAAAAATTTAATTGCAGATTCTAAAAAGGCTTCTGATAATGGAGTTCCTTTTAGTTTTAATGCAGTATTTGGTACTACTAATAATCCATTAGAAAAATTCTTAGATATAGATGAATTTATCCAAGAGTATAAAAAATATTTAGAATTTTTTATATATGATAATAATCCAAGAGTTCCAGAACGATCTGCTCTCGCTTATATACGTCGAGCATTAAATCGTTCTGCTGAGATATGCAATTTAGATAATTGCTTATATTCAAATCGTATTTGTATTAACGCAGATGGTGAATTATATAGATGTGATGACACAAGTATTGAAGAAATGCATGTTTGCAATATAGATGAGCTTAATTCAATTAAAGATTTCTTTAATGGAGATAAAAGCTTAAAATTACAACAACTAAAACAAACTCAAATACAAAATCAATGTTTAAACTGTGATTATCTTCCTGTTTGCGGTCAAGGCTGTTTGAATTGTTCTTTAAAAGAATCAAAAGGATTAAAGCCATATTCTGCACAATGTAAATTTTGAAAAGCTATTGTCCCATATATTTATGATAAATTAGGAAATTTAACACCAAAAGAATTTGTTAAATTAAATCCTACTTTAAAACAATATTTAATTCAGCAATTATATATGCCAGCATACTTAAAGGAGGAACTACAAAAAGATTATGTCAAATACAGTAATATTTAAACCAACATATAGATGTAATTTAAAATGCACTTATTGTTATGAAAAAAATAATCGAGATGCAGAACATCCTTTAGAAATGACCCAAGAACAAGCTATTGAAGCACTTGAAAATATAATTGCTATTGATCCAAATGAGTCTTGAGAAATTATTTGACATGGAGGGGAACCTTCAATTTTAGGACTTGATTATTTTAAAAATGTAACACAACATTTTTCCGATAAACCTATTAATTGAGCTTTTCAATCAAATGGAACATTAATAAATGATGCTTGATTAGATTATTTTAAAAAATTGCAAATAAACATAGGAAGTTCTTGGGATGGTATTGATAATAATATATCTAGAGGTTCAAGAAATTTCTTTGAATTAATGCAACGAGGAAAAGAAAAAGGAGTTGTTGTAAATGCTATTTTTACAATGACTCCAGAGAATAGTAAGAGAATTATTGAATCTTATCAATTTGCGCGAGATAATGAGTTTAATCTAATTTTTAATACAGCTTTTGGAATTGGATTAACGATTGAAGACCATATTGAATTAGCCAAAAGAATGGTTGAATTATTTGATTATATATGCATTACAGAAACAGATGATTTAGA